TACACAGCCTTAGGCTTATGAAATTTATTAAAGTTCCTCTTAAAGGAGTACCTACAGAACTCCGTGCTGAAATAGAGGCAGCACTACCTACACCATTAAAAGTTCCTGGATGGAAATTTAAAGGTTATGTCTGGAGAAAACTTACCCAGATAAACACAAAAGATAAAAAAGGATTTACAGATAATTCTGTTAGACTTTCTGGAACGGGAGACAATGAAACATTAGAACAGTCTCTCAGAAAAGGTATTGATACTAGCGAACTTACTCCCTCTGTTTACCCAAATAACAATCTGTTAAATGGATTTAATCGTCATAAACAGTTAATTATAATTG